ATGAGACTTTCCAATTCACAATCAAAAACGCAGCACGAAAAGTGCGCTAAGATCTTGGACTTAGCCATGACTGCAAAGGCTATGTCTAACAGGAATCTTTGCGCAGTCAACCGCCTTACCTCACAGGGACGCGCATATGACGGCTTCGGTCATAGTATCTATGAATTCCGCAGCGAACAGCGGAGGTGGCAGCAGATATATGAACGGGTGAAGAAGTACTACAGCAACCAGCTGCTGAAGTTGATCAGTGAGGATTACGTGAACGTCAACTCTTTTGCAACGCTATGAACTGGATTAATGTCACCGGAGGTATCCTCTTGTATTTTATCACACTTGGCGTACTGCTTGGTCTGTTGCGCCACCAAAGCTGGAAAAATGATCATCGCAATAACTATAGTAAAGATCGCCATAGCCGTTCTCGCAGGTAAGATGTGTGTGGGGTGGATAGAACGGAGATTTTCATAGGATCATAGGATAGGAGCGTAAGTGTACCGGGCTCTGATCTCACTGCCCGGCCTTCTTCAAGCTAATTCTTTAACCACAATAGATTTTTAGTTATGTACACAAAAGAACAAGTAGCAAAAATTTACTCAGATATTCTGAATGATATGGCCCTTCGCTACGATGGGTGCAACAGAGATCTGCAGGAAGCTGCCAGGAACGTATTGGAGAGCGCGGAAAAGAATGGATTCAAAGATCCAGAGCTGGATGTAGAGGGCGCATTAGTTGAGCTGAAGATTAAATGGTAAAGATTTTTGGGGTTAACAAACAATGGATGAAAGAGCCGGTGCTGATCGCAGCGCTGGCCTCCTTAAAACGAAAGACATGAATAGCTTATCACAAACCTATAGTACTGCAGAAAAGACATTGAATGGGACTACTATTCAATCAGCTGATTTCTATATACTCCTTCGCAGGATCATTAAGGAATATCCAGGATGCAAAGTGCATGATGACGGAGACAAGGTAATCTGGATGTATCCTTCTTAAAATAATTACAGGCACCTCCCGGATAGCGCGGTTCGGCTAAAAGTTCTTTCCTGGAAATACGACTACTACTCAGACAGATGAGGCGCCTGTATCTTCTTTTGGGGGGGTAAGTGGCGTCTCTCTTAGCTCAGTTGGCAGAGCATTAGTTTCCCAAACTAAAGGTCGCGGGTTCGAGCCCCGCAGGGAGAGCAGATATTTTTTCTTAATCACGTAAAACTGTACAAACAATGACAGAAGTAAACAACGCCCCGGCTATTGAGCCTGAAATCACTGATGAAGCAACTGCAACGGCTGTACCTGCGGAAGAAGTAACTGCTGCTGGCCCGGAAGACCAGGAAGCTAAGGAAGAGGACGAAGAAGGAGAATAGAAAGGAGAGTAGTTGACCTGGTTAGACAATGTAATCAGCCCCGTTGCATGTTTCGGGGCTGATCCGGACGGGTGGTGGAATGGCAGACACAGCAGACTTAGGATCTGGCGCTTCACGGCATAGGGGTTCGATTCCCCTCCCGTCTACACCAACACACAAGAAAGCTCAACCGAAAGATTCGGTACCGGTTAATCGAACTGGTTGCAAACAGGACCTTTTGTCGGTACTGTGTTTTCCAGGAAGTACAACTGGATAGGTTGGGCGAAGGGCTTTAGGTTGAGGAACCAAAACAACCTCGTTGCCGGACGCATAATCGGACTGCTGGAGTAAGACCAGCACTCTTTTTAAATCCGGATTAAATCCTGCACCTGAGACCGGACCAGGGCGTAAAAGGCAGAGCAATGTTGCTGCAGGTCTAACAACAAAAAACTACCGCCTATGTGCTAGTAACCCAGCCCGCATTTAGTTACCAATTCAGAAAGCACCTCCCGGTAAAAGGCCGGGAGGTTAAATCACAAAACGATGGAAAAGAAAGTAGACAGACAAACAATGATCAATACACTGGATGGAATGATCGACAACTCTTACTCCATTTCCCAGCTGAACGCATGCAGTGTAATTGTGCATGATGTTATGTGGACCAGGTATAATGAGGATCAGGAAGAGAAGAGAATGCAGTCAGCCATTCAGGCGAAGAGAGATCTTATTAACCTCAACAAAAAAGGCTGCTGAGATCAGCAGCCCGGCGAAAAGCAATAATTAAACCTCAAAGATATGGGAATATTAAATATCAGGCTTGCAAAGAGGGGGGAGAGTAAAGCGATAATAGGCATCGCTGGTGTCTCCGGGTCAGGCAAAACATATACGGCCTTGAAGATAGCCAGGGGAATGGTGTCTAAGGCGTCAGAGATAGGATTCCTGGATACCGAAAACAAAAGGGGATCACTTTACGCGGACATATTGGATGGTGAGTTTATGATCGGCGATCTGTATCCCCCTTTCTCACCCAGCCGTTACCGCGATGCGATTAAAGAATTCCAGGAAGCTGGTGTGAAGGTACTTGTCATTGACAGTGTATCTCATGAGTGGGAAGGTGAGGGTGGCGTAGATGATATAGCCAACATCAAGATGGGCAAAAGCAATATGCCTAACTGGATACTTGCAAAAAGAGAGCACAAGGCCTTTATGAATACGCTCCTGCAGAGCACAATGAATATTATCTGCTGTCTCCGAGCCCGGGAGAAAACAGACTTCAAAAATCCAAAAGAACCAGTATCCCTGGGCATCCAACCGGTGTGTGAGAAAAACTTCATGTTTGAGATGACAGCCTCTCTGCTGATGGAGAATGAGGGTAAGACACAGAAGTTCCTGAAGATACCTGAATTCCTGCGTAGTGCTTTTGGTACCGGATCTGGTTACCTGGGAGAGGCAACGGGAAAGAAGATCATTGACTGGATCAATACCGGCGAAAAGGAGGATCCTGTGATTACAAAACTAAAGTCTGAAATGCTGATGGCTTGTGAGTTCGGCTTGGCTGGTGTGATTGCCATCTGGAACACCCTCACCCCTGCTCAGAAGAAAAAGCTGGAGTCTCATAAGAATATGTGTAAGGAGTCTGCTGAGGAATATGAGCGCCAGGCTAAGATGGCAGATGAAACCCCACAGGATTCTATCAGGAACCCTGACGGACAAATAGCACCCGTAAATCTCCCCTGATCATGGAAAGCATTTATAAATCATACACCCCCGAACAGTACCAGGAACTTTTCAGTCACTTCCTGGTTGACAGTTGGAGCTACTCAAAGGTGAGCAGCTTTGCCCGTAACGAGAAGGCGTTCGAGATGCAGCATATCTATGGTATCTATTCCCGCCAGAGTGCTACCACCGTCGCAGGTAATGCCTATCATGAGGCTCTGCAGTGCTACTTCATGCAGAAGAGTGAGGGTAAGACCCTTGACTTGGTAGAGCTTGAGGCCTGCGCCTTTGCTTACATCGACAACCTGGACGCTAATAGGTGGAAACTCCAGAAGACAACTCCTACGATTGAGGTCTGCGCAAAGAAGGCAACTACCATTGTATCATCACTCCTGAAGAACTTTGTCACAGAAAAAGAAGTCTATGAGGATGACATTGAAGAGATCCTCGATGTGGAAGTGCGCTGTGAGGAATTCCTCACTGTCAACGGTGTGGACATACCACTACCCTGCAACGCGAAAATAGACCTTGTTGTTAGGACAAAGTCAGGAGGTATCGCTGTTATTGACCACAAGTCCAAGAACGCATTTACCGCCGAAGAGGAACTCTCACTATCCATCGGCGTGCAGGCCATCACATATGTTCTCGTATACGAAGCCCGAACAGGCCTGCAGGTAACTGAAGTCTGGTTTGTTGAGAACAAGTATTCGCAGAACAAAGATAAGACCCCACAGGTAAGCAAATTTCCCGTTACCATAGATGGGAACACCAGGCGCCTTTACGAGGCTCTTCTTTACGAACCGTTGAAGCGGATGATAGAAGCTGTGTCTAATCCGGATTATGTCTTCTTGATTAATAACTCAGACAACCTGGTAGACATGGCGGAGTTGTACGACTTCTGGGCCCGGACCATGATCTGTGAGGTAGATGACTTCAACGTGGAAGAAACAAAGAAGGAGCTTGTGGCCAAGCGCCTGAAGAAGATCCGCGATTCCTCACTGGAGGTTGTTCCTCCTACTGTTATCAAGCAGTTCAAAGCGAATGCAGAAAAATTTATTCAATACGATTTATCTGATAAACAAATGACACAGGAAGAAAAGATCGAACATGCACTGCGTAGCTTCAGCGTCATCGCCCGCTGTGCTCACACCTTCGAAGGTTATTCAAGCAATACTTACCTGCTGGAGATATCCGCAGGTGTAAAAGTAGCTTCTGTTTATAAGTACCGCCTCGATATCGCGAACGCATTAAACGTTCCTACTGTCCGTTTTTCCAGCGATATGGTGATCCATGAAGGCAAATCATATCTGTCCGTGGAGATTGCCAAAAAACGTACTGCGGATCTCCTTTTTGATCCGGCTGAGCTGGTTGATTATCGGATCCCTTTGGGTAGGGATAACTTCAACAACAAGATTGTATGGGACCTGCAGAACCATTCTACTCCACACGCTCTGATCTGCGGTGCTACCGGATCGGGTAAGTCTGTTTGTGTACGCACGATTATAGAATATGCGATAGAAGCCAGTATTCAGAACATTGTTATACTGGATCCCAAATACGAATTCTTAAACTACCAGGCCAAAGGTATTGCTGTAGTGAACGAGGTGGAGGAGATAGAAGCAACGATGAAGAAGCTGGTGGACCACATGCACGAGCTGGTACGGAGCGGTAAGCATGAGAAGACACTGGTCGTGTTTGATGAGTTTGCTGATGCCGTAGCGAATGCAAGGTCAGGTAAAGACCTCGATGTATACGAAACAGTCACAGCATACGATGCTTTAGGCATGCCTAAAACGGTGAGACAATATGTAGGGACTGATAAGCCATTGGAAGAAAACCTTCGCATCCTTCTGCAAAAAGGGCGGTCCTGCGGTATCAGGATAGCAGCAGCGACTCAACGTGCATCAGTTAAGGTGATCACTGGGGATGCAAAGGTCAATTTTCCTGTACAGATCTGCTTCCGGGTACCTAAAGCAACCGACTCCATGGTTGTCCTGGATGAACCGGGTGCTGAGGCATTGGCCGGCCGCGGTGATGGCCTGATCAAATCTCCTGAGTATGACAACGTTGTTCGCTTCCAGGCCTATTACAAAGCATAGTATGGATACGGCCGGTACACGGACGATGGCATACGCTGTATCGAAAGAGCAGCATAGCAACTTCCATCATGGTGGGAAGCCGATCATATACTGTAGGACCGGAGAGCCTGTGGATCTGATCGCGGAACATGGTGATATATGGATTGTAGAGAGTACTGCTGGCATCCGTTTCCCTGTTAATAAAAAATTTGTCATTCACCTTAAAAACAGTAACAGTAATGGGTAGAAAGAAAGAAGCCGATATAGGCACGAAAAAGAAGGTTAACAGCTACACCCAGGAGCGCCTGCAAAAGCTCGTAGAAAAGCAGCTGGGAGGCCAGGAAATTGAAATCAGGGCAGGGTATCTCAAGGACAACATGTTCTGTCACTATGAATATGATCATACTGTAGCTGCCAATACTACAGACAACATCAAAAGGAAAAGCCAGGTACCGGTGCATGAGGATATGATCACGGCTTTTTCCGATCTGGATGTACACCTGGCCGTGATCTGGAAAGAGATCAATCCGGAGGAGATAAAAGACATTGACAACCTGCCGGAGCTCATTGAAGATCTGGACCTGGATGATCCTGGACAGGATAAACTGGCAGTGATGCTTTCAAAGTTTAGTGTTAATGCTTTTAAAATCGTTGGAAGTGGCGAAAACGAGGGAGTTGTGCTTATTGGCCAGAAACAACTTGACAACTACGAAAATGGCAAGCTGGAGACACCTGTTGTAAAATGGCAGAGCGATTACCCTTTCGTTAATGAGCTGCACGTTGCTGTGTTTAACGCGGTAGAGGAGATCGAGCAGTACATGCAAGGCAAGCAGGCGCCTCCCAAGCAGCAGGAATTGAACTTCGAAGTTGGTGTAGACGGAGAGGTTAGAGGAATAGAGGAAGATGAGGTTTTTTAACAAGGATGCCGGTGTGGTGGAGGGGCAAGGCGCCTGGCTGCAGTCCAGATCACAGTGGTTCGAATCCGCTCACCGGCTCTCTTAAAAGTATAGCAATATGAACACTACGGAAAAATTCGAACAGTGGTGCATCATCGAACTGATGGGTCACCAGAAGATAGCAGGTAAATGCACTGAACAAAACATTGCTGGCGCTAATATGCTACGGGTAGATGTCCCGGAAATAAAGCTGGTTGATGCCTGCTCTGGAAATCCAGGGGGCCGTTATTTACCCGGTTTTACCCGTTTCTATGCCTCATCTGCTGTGTATTGTATACACCCTGTAGATGAGGGCACTGCAACCGCGATGGCCGGGAGGCTACAACAGCAGCCCATTACGATATGGGACATACAGGAAATATTGAAGACTCAACCTAAACAGCTGGTTCAAGCCCATGGAGAAGAAGATGATGACGATGATGGAGGCTTTTGATAATTGGCATCGCCCGGACTTCCATGGCGATCCGTCACATATAGCAAAACTTATAAAAGGCAATTATAATGGCAGACTTTAAAAACATTCCTTTAAAAAGTATTATGGCCGATGAGAATCAGCCGCGCAGATTTTTTGACGAAACCGCCCTGCAGGAACTAACTGATTCGGTACGCATTAATGGTATTCTGCAACCTGTTATGGTACGCCCTAATCCCAGCGGATTAAAAGACAAGTACCTCCTGGTCTGTGGGGAAAGAAGGTTCCGGGCAGCAATTGCAGTCATGACGCTCTACAAGGATCGGAATACTATTCCCGCTGTGATCCGGGAGCTTACGGATGAACAGGCCCTGGAACTGCAGATCGTTGAAAACCTCCAACGTAAGGATGTGCATCCCATGGAGGAAGCAGTTGCTTTCAAATCCCTCTTGGATCACAAGCAATTCTCTGTACATGAGATAGCGGCAAGGGTAGGTAAGAGCGACTTCTATGTGCGTCAGCGCCTGAAACTCAACGACCTTACAGAGGCCTGGCAGAAAGCCTTCTTTGCTAATCACATAGCCTTGAAAGACGCCATGCTGATCTTTCAGTTACCTGTACAAGCACAGGATTCCCTTTATAAGTCTAAAAATGTAGAGAAGTGTCATCCCGGGTCATGGATAAAAATTGATACCTGGGATGTTGATGGTTACAGGGGTGAGCTTCAGAAGGCCGCTTTCGATCTTACAGATATTACATTGAATGAAAAGGCCGGCGCATGCACATCCTGTAACTTCAATACCGCTGTATCTGTCCTTTTCCCGGAGGAAGAGAAGGCGCCGCGGTGTATGAACGTATCGTGTTTCCATGAAAAAAATAAGAAACACTTTGAATCCCAGTTAAAAACTGCTTTGGAAGACCCGTCTGTTATACTGGCGCACAACACTTATGGCAACATTGATGGAATGGCGAAGAAATTAAAGGATGAGGGTAGTGTTATCTATAAACTATATGATGATTATACCTCCGTTGATGCGCCGGAGAAGCCTGATCTTTTGGAGTTGAGGGAACAATACGAATATGAACTGGAGGAAGGCGATAAAACTGAGAAGGACATTGAGCAAGAATTTAGTGAGCTGCAGGTACAGTATGATAAAAAGTTGGCTGAATACAATAAGAAGATGTCTTCCGGCAAATTCAAGAAGGCATTTGTTCTTACCGGAAGTGAGAAAGGGAAATATATATATGTACAGCTGAAGGATAAAGGCCAGGTAAAGACCGCTAAAGCGGCATTGGAAGCAGGGGAATCAATATCCACAACAGATATTGACACTGAGATTACTCGTCTGCAGGAGCGTGAGAAAAGGGCGAAAGAACTGGATGCTGAGAAGGTGCATGCTATAATAAAGGAAACGATTTTAAACTCCTCTTCCTTTCAAGAGGTGCGAGCGGTTAATACATTCACGCCTGAATTGTCGCGGGCGGAAATAGTTGCCGCTTCGATATCTTTATGGCAAGCTGGTTCATTATCCTACAGGAGGGAAATTGTGAAAATGTTTAGTACACTGAAACCAAAGGAAATACGTGGCTACGATGTTTATACTTGTAAGCCAGAATTGGTAGAGTACTTCAAGGACATGACCATACTGTCCCTTTATGATATGCTACGCTCCTTTATGTTGGATAAACTCATAGGCAATGGTGGTTCCCGATTTGTTGGCGGCGATGACCTTGCCTTACATAACCTCGCCTTGCAGTATGAACCTGATGCGGTAAACAAAGTTCTCTTGGAACAGGAAGAGATAGCAATTAAAAGGGCAAAGCGTGTTGAAGACCGCATCACCGAGCTACAGAAACAGAAAGAGGAGCTGCAACCGGCGAAGCCTGCTTCCAAAAAGAAACTTGCCAAACAAAAGGACAAGAATGAAACCCCTCTCTCAAAAGGTATTTCTTCACTTTTAAATAATAAATCATGAAACTGAAAGAGTTTAATGTGGCAAACACCATTACCCGTATTTTGACTACTCCTACACTGAGCATCAATACTAAATCAGGAGTATTCAATTTTAACCAGGCGGCTGGAGAGTTGCTTAACCTAAAAGAGGGTGACTCAATCCAACTCTTACAGGACGAAGAGAACCCAGATTGCTGGTACGTTGAAAAACTGACAGGGAAAGAAGCCAGTAAAGGCTTTAAGCTGCGGTATAAAAGCACGAAGTACGGTATCTCTTTTAATAACACCACCTTAGCCAGGCAGCTTTTCGATAGTCTTTGTATAACAGCCGAACATGCAAAAGCCCACATCGCCAAGAGTGCTACCGTTCTGGAAAAAAGGGAACTGTACGGTATTACACACTTTGTAGTAAAAGAAGAAAGGGAAGATGCAGATAATTGAGCACGCAACTGAATTTCACATCTCCTTTCCTTTCGGGAAGCTGTTCAAGCGGAACATGGTAGCCGTCAAGGCACTCCCAGGGAGGCAATGGGAAAAGGAAAAGAAGATATGGCGTGTGCCCATTCGCTTTAAAGACGCCGTGTATGAACTCCGCGATACTCATCGTGCAAAGATCCTGTTGGCCAGTGCGGCAACTCCTGAGCAGATCGGAGAACTTTCGCCAATGCCTGAGCTGAGCGTTGAATTGCCTATAAAGGCAATCCTACGTCCCTACCAGGGGCAAGGTGTAGCTCAAAACATGATCTTCGGTAGTAGCCTGAACGGAGATGAGCCGGGCTTGGGAAAAACCATTCAAAGCATAGCCTCTGTACTTGCATTGAACGCCTTCCCTTGCCTGGTGATCTGTCCGTCCTCTTTGAAGCTAAACTGGCAACGTGAGTGGCAGAAATTCACAGATAAAAGAGCCATGATCCTGGATGATAAAACCAGGATCACCTGGCATCAGTATTACAAGGTAGGCATGGTAGATGTGTTCATAGTGAATTACGAAAGCCTGAAGAAGTTCTTCGTCGTATCGATGCCAGAGAAATTAAGGGGTAAGAGTAATGGGCACAGTAGTGGTTATGTAATGAGAGATACTGTGAATCTTTTCTCAACAGTGATTGTTGATGAAAGTCATCGTTGTAAGAACGAAGACACACTTACAAGTAAGCTCACGTTGCGGATCACTCATAAAAAGCAGCATGTCTTTGCCCTCTCTGGTACACCGGTGGTGAATAAACCCAAAGATCTCTGGCCTCAGCTGGCGATCATCAACAGGCTGCATCTGTTCGGCGGAAAGAAGGGCTTCCTGGATAGGTATTGCGAGGGTGGCCGTGGCGCTAATAACCTGAAGGAACTGAATTACCTGCTGCGTAAGCATTGTTTTTTCAGACGTGAGAAAAAAGAGGTACTAAAGGATCTACCTCCTAAGCAGCGGCAGATTATTGAATGTGATATCGCTACCCGGGATGAATACAACAAGGCCGTTAGGGACTTCTCTTCTTATCTGAAAGCCAGTGGCTGCAGTGATGCTGATATTGCTCGTAAAATGAAAGGTGAGATCATGGTGAAGATCGGCATCCTCCGGCAGATCTCAGCGCGTGGTAAGCTGAATGAAGTAAAGGAATATGTTGAAGATATTCTGGCTGCAGGAGAAAAGATCGTCCTGTTCTGCAATCTTCATGAGATAGTTGATGAACTAAAGAGAATGTTCCCCTGCTCTATGACTATCACCGGCCGTGACTCTGACCAACAAAAGCAGGCTGCTGTAGACCGTTTTCAGAAAGATCCCAATTGCCAGGTAGCTATCCTAAACATTAGGGCGGGTGGTGTTGGCCATACGTTAACCGCCAGCTCCCGGGTTGGATTCGTAGAGTTCCCCTGGCATCCGGCAGACTGCGTGCAGTGTGAAGATCGATGTCATCGTATTGGTCAAAATGATAGTGTAATGGCCGGCTACTTTCTCGGAAAGGATACTATTGACGAACGACTGTTTGAGATAATACAGGAGAAGGCGGAGACCGCTAACGCTGTCACCGGATCCAGTGACGACATGGAAATGGAAGTGGTAAGTAAGATTATTGACCTGTTTAATATTTAACCCATGGATACAGACACACTACAGAAACGCCTGGACCGCCTGCTAAATGTAGCCGAGAAAGTCAGGCATCACCAGAAAAGGTACTTCGGCTTCAAGACCAGTGTAGATCTGGAAAAGGCAAAGTACTATGAAAGACAGCTTGATAAGCTACTTAAAGAAGAGGGAAAAATCAAAGAATCACAACAGAAGGAATTATTCTAATGGGTAGAAAGGTACAGCCAGGAATCAAATATTACCGGATGGAGTGTGAACACATTCGGAATACAAAAGTCCGTCTCCTGTATAATGAATTTCAGGAGACCGGGTACTGGATCTGGCAATGTATCCTGTCAAGATCTTACGAGGATAAAGGATATTACTTTGACTGTAATGATAAAGATGCATTGGAACTCTTTGCTTCAGAGGTCTGCAAAAAGCGGGTCTCTCAAGTGGAGGAAGTGATACGTGGGTGTGTCAGGCGTTCCCTGTTTGACAAGGGGGTGTATGACATGTTCAATGTACTGACCAGCGCCGAAATGCAGGAAGTATACCTCGATGCCACTGCTGAACGTAGACGTAAGGGTACAATAATAGAAATGGTACCAGGTTATCTGTTGATTACTCGAGACGAGAATGACTTAAAAAGATGGGAAAACATTCACTTAACTGGTGAAAAAACAATTCTTCCGCGGAACAATTCCATTAATCCACGGAACAACAAAGAAAATCCGCGGCATAATCTGCAAAGTAAAGTAAAGGAAATAGAAGAAGAGAAAACTATAGCTGAAACTCCGGTGTTGCCACCGGTACCACCTGCGGTGGTGAGCTTGGATCCTGGTAAAGATTTGCAGAAGGAATACGAGCAGCTGGAAAAAACGAAGGAAGATATCTTTCACTTTATCCGTCAGTATCACCCTGAATTTATTCAGCCTTATGCTGACTTCTGGAACTTCTTCGCCAGTAAACATTCTCTACCGAAGATCACAGCCATTAGTAAAAAGCGTAAGCAGCACTTCTCTGTCCGGATTAAAGAAAAGGACTTTGATTTTCCTAATATCCTCCGAAAGGCGAAAACCTCAGACTTCCTGCTAACCGGTAGCTGGTTTGGGTTTGACTGGTTGATTAAGAACGATTCCAACTACCTGAAAGTGCTGGAGGGCAATTACGATAACAAGAAAACTGAAGGGCAAAACAATGCAGAATCAGCAACAGAAGAATATCTCAAAAAGCGGGCAAAACTGGAGGAGGAAGCCAGACTCCGGGCGCAGCGTTGAAACTTTGGCGTATGGTAAGATTCCCCCGCAGGCAAAGGAAATGGAGGAAGCAGTACTGGGCGCCTGCATGCTGGAAAAACAGGCTATGGATATCATCATCGGCATTCTTAAACCTGAATGCTTTTATGTGGATGCGCACAAGACTATCTACCAGGTATTCCTTACACTATCTGAGGCTTATCAGCCGATTGATATTCTTACAGTAGTAGAGCAACTCCGCAAGGCTGGGGAATTGGAACTGGTAGGAGGGCCTTACTATATCACTCAGTTGACCAATAAGGTGGTATCCTCTGCGAATATAGAGGCGCATGCCCGTATCATAGTACAGAAGTTCATGCAGCGTGAGCTGATCCGGATAGGAGGAGAGATAGTGAACGATGCTTTCGAAGATACCAGTGATGTCTTTGATAGCCTGGACAAAGCAGAGGCGCAGCTGTTCTCCCTGAACGATGGCAATCTGAGAAAGGACTTTAAGGTGCTCAGAACCGCCTTCAATAGCGCAATGAAGATTATCAAAGAGCGGATGCAATCTGACGAAGAGATAACCGGTGTTCCCTCCGGGTTCCCATCACTGGATAATGTAACGCATGGTTGGCAGGATACAGACCTTATCATTATTGCAGCACGTCCATCAGTAGGTAAGACCGCTTTTGCGTTGAACCTGGCCAGAAATGCCGCAATGAACACAATAAAGCCAACAAACGCGGCAGTTTTCTGTCTCGAAATGAGCACTTTACAGATCACCTGCAGGCTGATATCTGCAGAAAGTGGAGTAAGTCTGGACGACATCACTCAGGGAAATTTAACGGACTGGCAGCTAGAAAACATATGGGAGGCCTGCGATATCAATAAGCTCCAGGAAGGGGTCTTTATTGACGATACCCCTGCACTGAGCATCTTTGAGCTGCGCGCAAAAGCCAGAAGACTTGTGTATAACCATGGTGTAGGCGTGATCATCATAGATTACCTGCAGCTAATGTCTGCCGGCAGCAGCGAAGGTAAACCAGGCCTGCGTGAACAGGAAGTAAGTAAAATCTCCAGAGACCTGAAAGCCCTGGCAAAAGAGCTGCATGTCCCGATATTGGCACTCTCACAGCTCAGCCGTGAGGTAGAGAAGAGGAAAGGAGGAGCAGTACTGAGTGATCTGCGTGAATCTGGAGCGATAGAGCAGGATGCTGACATGGTAATGTTCCTGAGCAGGCCTGACTACCAGCAGGAGGCCTCTGAAGTAGATCCAGCTCTTCGGGGAAAGGTTGATGTGAAAATAGCGAAGCATCGTAATGGTAAGCTGGCCACTATTCCCTTGGATGCGGATCTATCTATACAGAAATTCTCTGACCCCTGCACAGCTGCAGACACTCAGCGTACAAGTTCATACATAAGTAAACGTATTGCGGATAAAAGGTTTTCGTTAGAGAGCCCACCACCGCCTCTGGATACCGACGATGACACAGAAGATTTACCCTTTTAATAGTATGTAAATGAGCAAGAAATGGACAATAAAAGATATAGCTAACCTGCAGGTAAATGGCTATCAGGCTAAATCTACGGCAGCTGTACCACAGCGGCAGCAAGTGCAGTATGCTATCGGAATAGATCCCGGTGTGAATACAGGGATAGCTATCTGGAACAGGCAAAAGAAGGCCTTCGACCAGGTGTCCTGCATGAAGATCCACGTAGCCATGCAGCTGCTGCAGGATCAATTGAAGATAGTAGTAGCAGGCGCTCTTCTGGTCCGCCTGGAGGACGCACGTCAACATATCTGGTTCGGCGACGGCGCACAGAAGCGTATTCAAGGCGCAGGCAGTGTAAAGAGAGACTGCGGTATCTGGCAGGACTTCCTGGAAGAGAAAGGTATTCCCTACCAGCTGGTGCCACCTAAGAAAAATAAAACTAAGGTAAATGCTACCTGGTTTGCATCCGTATCCGGCTGGAAGGAAAGAACCAACAACCATGCGCGTGATGCAGCCATGCTTGTACTTAATTTTTAACCAAAATTCTTTGAAATGATAGAGGTATTATCTACGGATCAGGTCTTTACAATGTCGCCAGACGCTGGTCATCCAACCTGCATCTGTTCCAGATGTGGTGCACAAATAAAAGAAGATGAATGTCCTACAAGGATCTGGACCACAAACAATCAGGGTAAAGTAGATGGGGATTCTCTGGAGTACCGGTATTGTGAAGCATGTATGCAAGCCGCCGGCATTGTTGTGTATCTCCCTTCTATGTCTTGGGAAGACGATCCTTTTGACCCAGTACCGGAACGTACCTGCCGGCAGTGCGGGTGTAGCCACATGGATGCCTGCCAGCATCCTGAACATGGGAATTGTTGGTGGGCGGAATCTGATCTATGCAGCCATTGTCATTTCTGGCTAGGAGAATCAAGGAGGTATTCTGAGAAAAAAGGAGATAAGTGATAAAAGCAAAAGCATCGAGATTAATACTGCGCCTGTAGCTGCCAGAAAGTTGTCAGTACATCCATTCTTTTGCTTGGGATAACTCCGTCAGAGGATGCTCGGCTATCATCGCCCTTTTCTGTCCAAGTGAACTTATCCTTTACCCCATTAAGGCTTTCTGTGTCAAACTCAAATGTGTGTCTATCTATTTGGTTTACATGTGCCTTGATACCACTTTCAGTGGTGAAATTTAAAGGATACTTAATCGCCATAAAATTTTATTTAGGCTTGCGAAATAATGAAAGTTCTTTGAGAGAACCAAAAGGCCCCAAACCTATATTCTTGAATAATTGATGATAAATAAGTATATGAAAATACATATTGATTTGAGGCGCACAATTGGTCATTTATACAAACCGAGAGTGACCATGTCCTTTTCAAACTCTTTTGCCTGGTCAGCAGTATATGTCCAAGTGGCAGTACCACCCTTTTGGAATCTGAAGAAAATTTCACCATAGAATCCGGATTGAGTGTTGCCTTCGTACACATTCTTCACAAAAGCTAAATCGAGATCAATAGTTTGGTTGTTTTTCTGCTTAACGGAAGATGTAATAAGATTTGCCATAAATGATGCTTATATGAGTAATGTACAAAAAATAAATATGCCGGAGGTATACAACGATCTCATTTTATCCCACACTGAGTTTGGCAGCAACATGGCTCAGGCCCGTGCAGACATACTTATTCACTTATATAAAACAAACTCATATGCCCCATCTAACAGTAAACCTAGACGGATCAAGGAGACATCTATGGAACGCTTTCAATAGCATAGTAAAGACCTTCAATGAGGGTATTAATAAGGATAGCAGAGAGATTAGGATAAGCATAGATGATCTGGAAAGGCACGTCAGCAACCTGCAGTCACACATAGCTACCCTCTGCTGCAGTTATATCGAAGGCTCGGAAGTGTTTACTGACATATCCGAGAACCTGCCCGATGTAGTGGAATTCAACCCAAACGATTTATAAAAAATAAAACTAATAACAATGGCACTTTGTAAACAAGCCGTAGAGAAGGCCTGGTACCTCTTCCGTGATATGTTGGGAGCAGAAGGTATGTGTATCAACTCTTTCATATCAGAATTTGATAAAAGCTGGGATGAGGATGCCGTCAGGACAGGACATGTGTTTGGAGTCGACAGAAAGTATGATGACGGCTGGGAGAATGTATTCATTCAGTTACGTGAATTTACTCCGCAGCAAAAGGAAATATGGGAAAAAGGGATAGACACTGTTCCCTACTCTTCATTTGTTCATGAGCCCAACCAGCATGGCGTCTGGCAAATAGGGTTCTTTTAGACAGGATTATTATTCACCAAAACCAACCGGGCGCGGAACGCAGTAATTATGGAAAAGGTAACATATAAGGAGCATTGCCTGGCTGTGGCCAGAGACATCGCGATAACGCAATACGGGTCTTGTCCGGACGAAAAAAGCGCATTGCATGAATTCAACCATCTTACAAGTGTGGTGATTCAAATGCAGGCAGAGGCTATCAGGAAGATTATAAAGGACGCCGAAATATGGCATATTCAGGGTATATCCATTGAGAAATACCTGCAGGAGAGGGGTTACCTGCCGTCTTCGGATGGGGTTAAATGTAGGCATTGTGGTGTACGCTACTTCGGTGCATATTGTGAGAATGAAAAGTGTCTCGGACCGAGAGTATCTCCGTAATAGAAATCCACCAGACATGTGGATAAATACATAGGATAAGCCCTTTAAGCGTTTTTTAAGCGATTGCCCATCATTTGTATAATATTGTCCTTCTTTGCGATTATCCGGTTGGGCTGTATGATAAAATACTACCAGAAAGACAAGCAAGCAATTCCTTGAACGCTCAAAAGATGCTTAAACGTTATCAAAAATGATAGTTTAGTATATGAAAATATACTATTTTCGCAAAAGAAAAGGCCCGGAAGGATCAGTTCCAGGCCTAATCAGAAAACTACCAGAAGTGATCATAAATACTGATCATAACTGGGATGACCTTTAGGAGCAGCAGTACCAATGCTCTCCAGCGGAACCCGGTCCGTCCGCATTTCCCTTGTTTCATTTAATCTGGCTTTAAAGCGCCAGTATCTTGGAATCCGTTCGGTCTAAAAAGGCTGAACGGATTTTTTACAAAATTATATACCATTCTTGTTTCCAAATTTTTCTCTTAACTTTTCTTAGATCCATTTTTCCACATTGTTAGCAACTCCCCCCTCTGCCTATTGTTCATTATTCCTGTACGTTGTTACTTTGCATCATAACTTCCCTTTCCCTGCATCTCCTGCTTTTCAGCATGGAGATGTCCATTATTGCAAAAGTACTGATGTATCCAAACCCTTCCATGCTTAGTTTTTAACAGGCTGTGGAAAAAGAAGCGTGAACTTTCGGAAATACTCCCTGATGGTACATTACAGCTGTAAATAAAGTATTAATCCCCATTTAATCCCCATCCACAGCGTCTTTCAGCCTTATGCTTTTTATTGGAATCTGCATTTTTTTGACTGAATAACAGCATTTTATTTAATATATTTATTACTACTACTATATGATCGGCTCTTCCGCCCAGATGGAGCCGGCAAACGCACGTCCGAGAAAGTTATGGTCGGATTGATCCCTTTAAGGGAAATAGCCAGAAAGTGTTACACATGAAGTTCACATTAAATGTATTAAAGGCCTTAAAAAACTGAAAGGTGGAGAAAGGAGATCTACCTGTAGAAAATTAATTTTTAGCTTATATTTGCTAATATTTTTAGCAATCTTATGAAGACACCTATAAGCTACTATGGAGGTAAGCAGAAGTTGGCCCGCACTATTGTTTCCTTAATACCTACGCACATGCTCTATTGTGAGCCCTTTCTGGGCGGAGGTGCTGTATTCTTCACAAAGCCCCAATCCGAAGTGGAGGTGCTGAATGATACTAACCGAGAGCTGATCAACTTCTACCGTGTGGTACAGCAGGACTTTACCAGCCTGGAAAAGGAGATAAGGATAAGTTTGCACAGCCGGGATTTGCACAGAAAAGCCAGCGTGGTATATGAAAACCCGGATATGTTCTCTGATATCAAACGTGCCTGGGCTGTCTGGATACTCTCTTTACAGACCTTTGCGGCAAAACTGGACGGCCCTTGGGGATATGACCGTAGTGGCAATACAACTACTAAAAAGATCACCAACAAACGGGAAGCCTTTACAGAAGACTATGCAATCCGCTTGCAGAACGTTCAGCTGGAATGTGCGGACGCATTGTATGTAATTCGTAGTCGGGACAGTGATAATAGTTTCTTTTATTGTGACCCACCTTACTATAACGCAAACTGTGGTCACTATGATGGATATTCTATACAGGACTTTGAGAACCTCCTGGCAATACTGAGCCAGGTGAAAGGCAAGTTCCTTTTATCCTCTTACCCGTCCGATCTCTTAACCAGGTACACAAAAGAAAACAGCTGGTCCACTCAGGTTTTTGAGCAAGGCGTTTCCGTTAATGCAAAAGGCGGCTATATGAAAAGGAAATGGGAGGTGCTGACAGCTAATTATCAGATATAAAAAAGCCCAAGCTAATTACCCGGGCTTTATCAGAAGAATGCAGTTAAATGTTAGGTTGTTCCTCCTTGCTGTCCTCGCCATCGTCTTTACCATCGGCCTTAATCTTATACTTTTCCACAACAACCTCTTTTACTAAGGTCACTAATTCTCCGTGTACGGGAACGAATTGCTGGTTCTCTATCTTTCCTATTGAAAACTTCCCATCGTCCTCTTTTATATAATAGGAGAAACGGCGAGGCATTTCCAGAAAGCCGCTAGCCTCTTCTATATACCTGAAAGTGACTTGGATTAGGTTGGTTGGCCGCGATTCATGGATATCTTTTGAGCCAGGCATAGCGGTAAAGAAACCGAATACCGTGTACCGGTTATTCTCTTTGCTCACATAGGAAGTTGCGAAATCGCTTGACATATTTATCATAAAATATCTGTTTGCTTCAAAAATAGGAAAGATGTGATAATGGGATTTATAATAGGTGTCCGTTAACTTGCCTTTAACTCTATGGAATCTTTAGGATTATTATAAAGTCAAATAGATTATTTTTGTTTAGAAAAACAGCACAATGGCACATTTAAAAAGGGGAGATCGGCGGACAAAAGAGGAAATGCAGAAAGATGCCCTGGCTAAATATGAGGAACTGGGTAATATCACCTTGGCGTGTAAGAGAGCCAAGGTACCAAGACGAACATTTTACAACTGGCTGGATGAGGAGAAGGATGAGAACAAAGAGTTTATCAAGGCGTTTGAGGTGGCAAACGAGCTGGCAGTAGGAATACTGGAAGCAGAGGCACACAGAAGGGCGGTTACAGGCCTTAAAAAGGGTGTTTTCTACAAAGGAAAAAAGGTAGCAACAGAGCAGGAGTATTCTGATACCCTGCTTATTGTCCTGCTGAAAGCTCATGCGCCGGAGAAGTATAAGGACCGGGTAGCCAACGAGCATACCGGTAAAGGTGGTAAGCCTATACAGAAAGAAGTCATACACCGCGTAATCTTCGATGATAATGCAGGTGGTTGAGCACAAACACCACTTTTCGCATCTTTATAAGCCTGTCTTTACCACAAAGGCCAGGTATATCCACATATGGGGAGGACGTGCAGCCGGCCGGTCTCATTTCGGTACCAGCTACTTCCTCTTCCAGATCACCCAGCCGGGTTACTTCCGTGGCGTCTTTCTTCGTCATGTATTCTCTGATATCCGTGATTCCCTATTTGCGGACTTTAAGGACCGGCTGGAGGAGAGTGACTTTAATGGGGCAGACTTTGAGATCAACGAGAGCAAGATGACTATCCTGTATAAGCCTACAGGCAATACGATCATCAGTAAGGGCTTCAGAAAGTCATCTGGCAACCGATCTGCGAAGCTGAAGTCCCTTGCTGGCATTACCCATGTACTGATAGAAGAAGCAGATGAGAACACAGAAGGCGACGTTAACAAGCTGGATGACTCTATCCGTACAGACAAGATTGAGAACATTCAGGTAATCTTTCTGTATAACCCACCTTCAAAGAACCACTGGTTGATAAAACGGTTCTACAACCTGGTTGATACCGGTATCCTGGATGAGACAGGAAAACCAATACCTTACTACCGCGCTATCCCCAAAACTAATCCTGATGTTCTGGTTATTCATAGTACTTACCGGGACAATATTCGCAACTTGAACGAAAAGACGATAAAAAAGTATCAGTCTTATGGTGATCCTGAATCTATATTCTACAACGAGGAGATGTATTATGTCGATGTGTGCGGCTTGGTACCGGAAGGTGCCCGCGGCAGGATCTACCGCGGTTGGAAACCCGTATCATTGGAGTTCTTCCGCAACCTGCCGTATCCCAGCTATTACGGTATTGACTTCGGTTATTCCGATGACCCAGTAGCTGTAATAGAGATAAAGAGCCACAATAAACGCAACTTCTGGCATGAGGTGGTGTACGAACCTGGCCTCACTAACCCTGCCTTGGCTGATCTTATGCGCGTCCGTGGTGTTCCTCTGGGTGCAGATATCTATGCAGATTCGGCAGAACCCAAATCCATCCAGGAGTTAAAAGATCTCGGCTTCTACAGAATAAAAGAAGCGGACAAGGGACCGGACAGCGTGTTGTTTGGCATCAAACAAGTATCCGCAATGGAAAACTATATCACCGAAGGATCTGCCAACCTGTGGAGCGAAAATGAGGAATACAAGTGGAAGCTGGACCAGAATGGAGAGCCTACTAATGAGCCGGTCGATAAAAATAACCACGCAAAGGATGCCGGCAGGTATGCAATTACTACAAAGAAGCAGTTGAAAAGGAAAAAGAAGATAAAGGTGGCAAAAACCTCTGATTCAGTAGAGGCTCCTAAAGCATCTGCTGATAAATCTAAACTTGATTGGTTGTAATCCTTTGGATTGTAATGTAATCAAATTGATTAACTTTGAAAGAAAGTAGTTCTTATGTTCACATCTGACAATCCGATTGGCCAAACGGCCGAACTGTTAGAGCAGGCAAAATCCTACGCTGAAGACCTGCTCGAAGGCAATCCATCCGTAATTCTCATGGTTAGCTCAGGCCTTGTGGCAATTATAAACCGGCTCAACTTCATGGCCGGCAGGGAATCACAGATAAACAAACCGGTGGAATTCCCTCCTATTACCGAATTTATGGGGGAAGAGATCAAGTACGCTAAGAAGATTGAGAAAGCTGACCTCACGCCTGCAGAAGCGGACAGACAGGATTTCATCAAGAAGGTGGAGCAGTTATATGCGCAGTTTGACAGTATTACACCTGAAGGCCTGTTGCATGGTTATACGCTTCCTGAAGATCAGTTGGTGATCAGAGGTGTGGCAAAACGTGCCGGTGTGGAAGACTATGCTGATCGTGATATCGACATATACTTCCTGGAAGATATTGCCGCAGCAATCCGGCAGAACGCAGCAGCAGACGCGAAACAACAGGAGATCGAAAGGCAGCTGGCCCAGGGAACAGTTGTAACCAACCCACAGGATACCGAAGGCGGTCAGGATAGCGATGAAGAAGAGGACGATGATGATGAGACTATTCCATCTGCACCTGCAGTAGAAGGTACAGAAGCCCAGGCCTCAGCCAACGCGAAGCAGGAAGAAGGGACACTTCCAACACCTACTCCAACAGCCACTAACACTTCCGGTCGCAAAAACCGCAATATCAAATGAGGCTCACAATCAATGACAACCAGGTCATAATACCATCTTCCCTGTCTGAGTTCACCCTCGGACAGCGTATTGCATTCCAGGAGGAATATGGGAATGAGCTGGATACCTGGGCTAAAACCATTCTGGAAATGGAAGATGGTCAGGAGAAAGAGCTGGAGTTCACGTCTTTCCAGATCGAAAAGATGTTCCGGACGTTCGCCTTCTTCGCAGGATGTACACCTGAATCGTTGCAGGAAAGTGAATTCGTTGACGACATAGCGAACATCTACTACTCTTGCCTTACTCTTCTCTTTGAACAGGAGGAACAGATAGAACTGCAGCCTGAATACATCTGGAAGGGTGAGACTTGGGTATTGCATCCCCCACATCTGCAGCACGGCGATAAGATGACCTTTGGTGAGCTTATCGACGCCAAGCAGATTGTTAAGGATCTCAGTGAGCTTGGTAAAAGCCACTGGGATAAGCTACTGCGTCTCTGTGCTATTTACCTGCGCAAGCCTAATGAAGAATACCATGAGTCCTTTGTGTACGCAGATAGTGAGCGGATTGAGATGATGAAAGAACTACCAATGGATATTGCTCTCGCGGTAGGTTTTTTTTTGACCGCTTCAATCAATATATACATAAAACATTTCCTGTCTTCTCCCCCAGCAGAGCAAAAGGAGGAGGAAGGTATTCAGCTCAGCACTTTGAACGCTGGGGATGGGTTAATTTCCTGAAGTCTGTCGCCAAGACGAAGGTTTTCGATATACCTGGTAGCCGGTTAAACAGCATAGAATGCGCGAGAAAAGCAAAAGCCTTTGATGTCCTGGTGTATGCTTCTGAAGAAAAAGAGATGAACGAGGCACAGGCACTGGACTACGAGGAAGAAACTAAAAAACATAAATAATTCACAATTATGAACGTAATCGAGCAGTACAACGCACGTAAACAGCAATGCCTGCAGGCGCAAAAGATGCCCTCTGCATTGATAACAGACAGATGGTTCACGGCTGTTAAAACAGCCCTATGTTGTAGCTCTCCGATGTCTTTAGGGATTCAGGTTACAGACTTCCGGCGCCTATATCACTCCGACAAAGACGAGCTAACGCTCATGGATTTTGCTATTCTTTCTAACAACCTGGAATCAAAAAGCGCCAACGAACTGGGTGTACCCATGTATGAGTACCTGGCATCCCTTTCTGAAGGCGTAGCGCCTGTAAAGCAATGGCAGGATGTAGTTAGCGAGATTGATGAAAGCATCAAAAAGGAACTGGCGGAAGAGGCAATTAAGATGAAGGAGGCCGGTATCAACCAGGTTGGTGGTTTCTTAAATAACCCTGCCAAAGCATGACCAGTTATCCTTTCATAGAGGCATTCTTCCGTAACGTCCTGGAAAAGTCGAAAGGCATCCAGGGACGTTTCCATTTGTGCCCGCGTTATGGACTGGAGATCAACAGTGATCAGCTGGAAGAGGTCCTTAAAGACGATGTAAGGCCGGATACTGGGAGGAAGTACCCTCTGGTACTCATGATGCCTCCGAGGAGCCAGGGTAGATTCACAGCTCCTGAAGGAGAGTGGGAGAAGTACCGGTGTGTATTGTTTTTCCTAACCCCAACCTATTATACCGGCAACAACCAGGTAAAGGTGCCTAACAAAACTACTGGTACCTCTACTCACACCGTCCCGCAGGACTGGCACGATATGAAAAGGTGTGCTGTCAGTTTCCTGCGTGTACTCGACAAAGTGCAGATACAAAAGGACCTGGTACAATCCACGTTCCGCTTGGGAGGTAGCCAAGATCAAGAACGAATGATAGATCCTGTCTCTTTCATTGGTTCAGAGCGCATCTCAGGTATTCGTCTGGACTTCACATTCTCCCTGTTCGTTGGCTGTGAGCTGGAAGACTATAACCAGGAAGACATTAATTCAATCACGATTCCGGAGGCAGATCCGCATCCGGAGCATAAACTGTAAGCTATGTGGACAAAAGAAGATGAATTAAGCAAGCTGGCATCTTTGGAGGCCTTACAATTTCCGTCTCTGCCGGTTCAGGAAATCCCATCTGCACCAACAGCATGGCCTAACTGGCCTAAAGAGGCCCAACCTACCATTACAGACCAAGCAGCTGCAGAGCGTTTGGGTATGAACATTGAGCGTTTCAAAGAGATTCAATGCTACACGTTGGAATTAAGGAAAAAGTATCCGCACATGAAGCCCACTCGGATACAGCGCAAAGTCACCGAACACTTCAAAATCAAGCTCACATGACAGTAAGGGAGATCGCCGGCAGGATACCGGCTGAGTATCGTAAAGAGATCCTGGAGACCAACATGATCAGCCAGGCCACAGCGAATAGCGCAGACGTGTCTATGCATTACCTGTTGACCATCTGGAAAAACTACGTGGAACCAAACGAGATTGTCGATATGGGCTGTGGTCTCTGTAAAGAAAGGATCCTGAAAAACTACCGGGAACTGCAGCCCATCCTGGTAGAATTGGAAAAACAATCAAACCTACTGAATGCGCTATGATCAGAACACCAGAAGAAGTAATGAAAGGAGGCGCGGCCATAGTGGAGGCAGGCATAAAGGAGGAAAGTCGGGCCCAAGGCCACTACCTTACTGGCGCCATGCAGAATTCGTTGTCCGTGGTTGCCGGTAGGTTTGCCAACGCCCGCGTGGTCTTCGGTACTGCGGTTGATTATACTCATTATGTCAACAAGGGGGTAGCTGCCGGCAAAATCCCTTTTCAACAGGGCTCCGGGGCTGGTAAATCGGCTTATATCGAAGGGCTGAGACAGTTCTTCATCCTGAAGGGGTTGTCCGATAAAGAGGCTTTAGGAGCTGCTTTTGCGACAGCGAAGACTCATAAGAAAGAAGGCATGCCGAGTAAGGGCTCTTATGCACACAGTTCTACCGGCCAGCGTACCGGGATGATTGAAACTGCAATGAGAAAGAAGGAGCCTCAGTTGGATGCTCATATGAGCACTGGCTTTGACAGCCTGGTAGAATATGAATTCCAAAAATGTAAGTCAGAAACAGTATGATCACAGCCATCACAGTACAGCCAACCAGTAACAGCCTGCATGCAGCATATAGGCCTATTGTTTTCCAGGTAACGGCTGTATCCCTGTTTGACACGTTTATACAGCCGCCTGTTGTGTATTGCGACATATATTTTGGGGGGGTGTATTATAAGACGGTCTCTAAGACCATACCTCTGGCTTCTGGTGAGTGGCAATTCGATATCCAGGATGCCGCGCAAGAATACCTGCGGAAATATCTTGCCCCAAACGCTGGCACAGAATTCTACCAGGCAACTCCGGCGATGACAAAGTCTTTCTGTCGATTCAGGGCCTCTGGTATCAACACGAATGGCTTTGTTGTCCCAGAGGGACTTATACCAGTTCAGGGCACGGGAAGTCAGCCGCCTGTCAATGGGGGTGGTACAGAAAGTAATTCTTTCTACATAGTGAATGCCACACTGCAGCACGAAGACAACCAGAATCTTGCCGCTCATCTGAATACATATAAGAACGGAACCTGGTCCGCCCAGGCCTGGCCTCTTACACATCGTCCACAACCTTATCCGATTGGTCTGTCGGAGAGCGATTACTACCCAATCGCTTATACTGGTATCAGCCCATTGAAGTGTATCAATGTTTATTACCGCTTCCGTGGACAAACCACATTCCATTCGGCAACAAAGTGCCTTGAAAACCCCTGTCCAATTGTTCAGATAGTACATAGTGAGGTAACGGTTATTGATGAAACAGCTCAAGAGCTACAATTCTTTCATCAGGTCATGCCGTATTATGTCACTGGTGTAAAGATGGAATACAGACCAATTAATTCAGAAGATGACTTTACCGTGATCTTCTATGATCCAGAGCAGGGATCAACACCGGGGGAGGGTATTGAGATAACTGTTCCTCGCGATATCTATGATGTTTACTTCACGGCTATAGGTAATTGCTCTGGAGGAAGGACAGCTCATCTTGTAATCGGAGAAACGTTATAATCATGATCAGCACAGAATCTGCATATCACATACCTGACGGAACAAAGAATGTTGCTACCCTCTTTCCTTCAATATCCTGGAAAGACGTAGAAGAATACTACCTGGTAATTAATAATCTCGAAGGCGATCCCATTGCAACTACCTGTAACAACAAGATAGTAGGCGGCATAGAAGATAATACTGTCCGTCTTCACTTCCTGAATAGTTTGGGCATGATAGATGCCGTTAACTTCTGCCAGGTACAGGAGGACTATGACATAAAATCTGATAACTCAGAAAAGCCGTTGTCGTATCCTCTGATAAAATCAGACGGTGGTAGCGCCAGGTACAACATCCGGGCAAACGAGAGTTACAAGGTCATAACCACCTTGTATTCTGAGGAGCAGATGAAATGGCTGAAAGAGTTATTCTCCAGCCCTGCAGTATGGGTTGAATGGAAAGGGACGCAGGGACAGGCAGATGATTACCTGCCAGTAGTTCTCGCTGATGCAAAGTATACAACACTGAAGATAGAAGAGCGCTACACCTACCAGGTAACTGTAGAGTACAGATTGTCCAACCAAGATATTACAATACGCAACTGATGTCATCTAATAAGTACATAAAGATCAAGCTGGACGGCCAACCACTAGACCTCACCGATACAGATATTCAGATAAGTATCAATTATCAGGTGGAGGATACAGACGATTTTACAAAGAAAAAATCCAGTGAAGCCTTCAACATTACAGTACCGGCTACAATCAACAATGATCAACTGGCTAATACCTTGCATAACCCCGACATTGAGGATATGACCGATGGCAAAGCATTCCGGAGCTATCGTAACGGTAGCATTGAAGCTAACGGAGACGAATTGCTGGTCGGTAAGGCCTTCCTTACTTCAGCTACTCACACGAACCGTCCTATATCATACCAGTATGATTTTTATGGTAATAATGGGGATTGGATAATTCCGCTGAAGGAAACCACCCTGTTTGATCTTCTGAAGCACATCAATTTCACATTTACAAAAGATGTCATTGTCGATTCCTGGGAATTCAACGGTCGGCTTGAAGGCTTACCATATGTTTTTGCCCCTGTACGGTACCGGGCGCCTATGGATATCTATGATGAAACTATTGTTGATGGTGATTACAAGGATGACAACATGACAGCCCTATACATGAAGCCTTCTATCAGTGTATACTGGCTGATATACTGGGGTCTGAAGAGCGTTGGTTACCAGATACAGTCAACCTTCATGGATACCGATTACTTTGTTCGTCAAGTCATGCCGTGGACCTGGGGTAACTTCCTCAATGCAGAGGGTAACAGGCAGGATAACCTCAAGTTCCTGGCGAAAGGAACGGAGCGTGTGCAATCTCCCAATAACTACGACGCATACATAGATGTGAAGGCCAGTAATGACTTTGAGGAAGGTGGCTATGACACAAACAATGTGTACACTTACAGCTCTGTAGATTGTGAAATGAAGTGGACGTATCCTACGGCTTTCGATTATAAAACGATCAAAGCTACTTTCAATTTACAGATAGACTGGGAAGTGCTGCTGAATACTAATAGAGAGGTGCTGGTGAGGGTGGATTGGATTGTCAATGGAGGAGCACCAATTGAACACGAAGTCGTCCACGCATCAACCGGGCCAACTTTTGGTTTCCAAAAAAGAGACGTATTTGACGACTTCTTTACAGTGGAAGTTAATGCATTAGATACCATATCTGCAAAGGTGTATGTAAAAACGACAGGAACGTCTGTTGGGGTCTCTTGGGCAAAGTTGGAGGTGATCCAGTTCACTATTTCTGATATTACAATTCCGTTGGGAGGTGAGATCAACTTTGAGAACTACAATGGGTTAAAGAACTACAAGTTCCTCGATTTTCTTGCCGGCATCTTTGACTGCTACAATATCATACCTGGTACCGACCCCGTAAACAAGGTGGTGCTCATGGAACCCGCACATCCATACTCACTGGATAACAGTGCTACTCCCACGCATGCCGGCTATTTCAACGCCGATTATCTGGACTGGAATGATAAACAGGATCTTTCGAAAGAATCTACTATAGAGCTTTACCGGGACTATGAGCGAGAGCTGACAATGAAGTTTAAGGATGATAGCAACGACGGTCTCTTAAAGGTGGTGCAGGAACGTAATTCTACCACCCTGGCTGCTGCCAAGTATGTGTTCCCTGAACGATTTAAGGCAGAGAAGAAAGACCTGGAGAACCGCTTCTTTTCGCCAGTAATGCACTATGAGGTGGCTCAGTGGCAGGGAATTGCAACTCCGGCCAAAACCCCGCAGATGATATGCATCGTGCCAGAAAACGTTAGCAACACATCAAACGAGGAATCACAGCACACTTTCGCACCTAAACTGGCATATTATAAGGGTGTGGTCAGTGATGCCGGCGGTTGGCGCTTCGATGGGGATGAGTACACTACGTTCCCTTTCATGTTTGCCGTCAACTATCAACCAGGTGGCCAGGACGATCCCATACTATCATATTGCGATGAAATAACCGGTAGTGCCCGTGGTAAAGGGCTACTTCGCCGGTTCTTCCTGCAGCGTTTCGCCATCATGCGCAATGGTCAGTTTTATACCACTTTTTTCCGCCTGAACAACAAAGATGCTACCAATTGGTACCACAGGGAGCATAAGATCTGCCGCGGACAACGTTGGGAGTTGGTAAAGATGACTAATTACCGGCCTCTTTCTGAAGGCTCTACAGAGTGTTACCTGCGTAAATGGTCACCCATCACTGAAGAAGATTACAACTCAGTGTTTCCATCGTTCAAACTTACTCCAGACAAGTACGATACAAAGTATTCACCATTAAAGTGCTTGGCCAAAGATGTGCCAGGTCCTTTAAATGAAACTGAACTTTAATAACTATGGCGACAACATTCGGTAAAGTCACGAAAATATATGATCTCCGTACGCTGGGGTATGATCGGCTGATAAAGGAACAGACGACCGTTACTGCCAACTGGGAGAAGGCCTCTCGGGCAAAGAGAGAGTTGAACAAGGTTGCAGCAGAAACAGCCCGGGCACAGGGCGTAGAGTCAGAGGCGTATAAGAAAACTATTCAGCAGCTGGCAGAGCTGAAGGTAAAAGAGGCTGAGTTGCGTGTAGAGCGTCAGAAGCTAATCAACGAACAAAAGGCACAACAGGCGCAGCGTCAATCAGAGATCACGCAACGTGAGAAAGGAAAGCAGGCCATTGAGAACGAGAAACTGGCACAGCAGCAGCTACGTACAGAAAGGGAACGTGCCGCAGCGCAGCTGAAGCAGGAACAGTTGACGCGTCAACAGGAGATTAACCAGCGGAATAAGGAAAAGCAGTCAGTAGATGCTGCGGCTGGTAGCTATAATTCGTTAAATAGACAGTATAGAGAACTTTATAACCTCGTTAAAAGTGCTGGACCAGGTAGCAATATCAACTTCAGGGGGCAGACGCTGAATTATGATCAGGCTATTTCTAAGCTGAAACAATTGGCTGCGGCCGAGCAGGATTTCCGACGTCAATTTCAACGTGACGGGCTTCTTGTTGGTGAATATACCTCTGGCATTGTTCAGGCCTTTAAAAGGATGGGACTTGGAGATCTGGTGGGTGCCCAGGTTACACAGGCGCAACAGAGGCTGCAGCAGCTTAATACCACATTCAATGGTCTGAAACAGCAGTTAGAACAGGTCCGCGCTACCGGTAAAGGCAGCTTGGAACAGATTGAACGTCTCCTGCTGGAGAATAGAAGGGAAGCCATCGCACTGCAGGAACAGATAAGGGGAGTGCGTAGTAGTTTATTAGGCTTTGGAGACATCGGTAACCAGATCACAAAAGGCATTGCCCAGGGCTTTAAAGACATGCGCACCCAGCTGGCGCAGTTTGTGGTTGGGTACCTGGGCTTCCAGGCGATATTGTCCGGCACGCAAAAGCTCATCCACCAGAACTATGAGCTGTCTGACAGCATAGCACAGATAAAGATCTACACCAAAGGTACCACAGAGGATGTAAGGGATCTGGTGGACGAACTGAAGAAACTGGATACCCGTACCTCTTTACGTGGATTGACTGATATTGCCGCTATTGTTGCTAAGAAAGGTGTCGCGCGTGATGAAATAGTAGGCGTTACACAGGCATTGGACCAGCTGTTTGTTGTCCTGGGTAAAGAGGTGGGCGATCCGCACGAGGCTGTGCAGAGCATGGTGAAGCTCGTTAACGTGTACAGCCATGATCAGCATGTTACGGCAAAGAATATCTCCGATATTGGTGCCGCTATTGCGAAGCTCACCAGTTCTGGTGTTGCTACTGGTCGGTTCCTGATCGACTTCTCCGAGCGCATGGCGGGTATTCGTGGTATTACCGGCCTTACCATTGATAAGGTACTGGGCCTTGGTGCCGCACTGCAGGAATTGGGACAACGTTCTGAGGTGTCGGCGACTGCTCTTTCTCAGCTGATCGTTAAGCTATTCACCAACGCCGAGAAATATGCTGCCATAGTAGGTAAGTCAACAGCAGAGTTCAATAAGATGCTGCGCGATAGCCCAATCGATACGTTTGTACTGGTCGCAGAGCGGCTGAAAGGGAACGCTGGTGAGATGGAGAAGTTCTTCGAAGGTGTTACTGACTTACATGTACGTGGTGGTAGGATCATCGGTGTGCTGGGTGATATCGCCGGTAACGCAGAATACGCAAGAAAGCGTTTGAAAGCTGCTACGGAAGCTCTTGGAGATCAGGCTGCATTAGCTTATGCCTTTGGGGAGAAGAATAAAACTTTTGCAGCCACCCTTGATCAGATTGGAAAAAAGTTTGAATTACTTGGAGCCAACAGGTCTGTACAGATCTTACTGGCTGCAATTGCTGGCCTCATAATCACGTTGTTGAGCAATATTCCAACCCTTTTATTATTAACAGGGCTGTGGACTACAGGCTGGGCATTAATGAATAGAGAGTTATTCCTTGCGCGCGCTAATCTCCTGTTAGTTAACGCTCAATTGTTGGCTGGCAGATTGGCATTGGGTGCAATTACAATCGTTACAAACTTTTATACGGTAGCTCTAACTCTCCTCACAGGTACTTACAGAGGGCTGACTATTGCCGCTACGGCATTCAGTCGTGTGTTATTGGCGACACCTATCGGATGGATCTTGGCGGGCGTTGGCCTTCTGGCTGGAGCAATGGCAGCCTTCGCCGGTACGGTATCTGGCACTACGGGTAAAATCGTAGATCATGCCATGAAGATGAAACTGATGGGAGAGATTCAGGAGAAAGTACAACAGCAAACAGGTGCGACGATTAATAAGATAGCATTACTACGCAGTGTGATGGCTGATAGTAATATCAGCATGAGTTCAAGGAAGAAGGCGCTAGAGGATTTGATTGCATTAAACCCTGAATATCTCAAGGGATTAACGCTGGAAAATGCTGTAACTGCTGAAGGAAAAAATCTATTGGACGGTTATATTGCTTCTTTGCGAGAGAAAGCCGAGCTGCAGGCAGGGGAGGCAATCGCAAATAAGGCCATTGAGGAAAGAACCCGATTGGAAAAGACCCTATTTGACCTCGAATTAAAGCGGAAGCAGGGCAAAACTGGCAAATATGAGCTTTCAGATGAAGAGCAGAAGTTTCTCTCTCGTGGCCGTCAATTACCTTTTGGGGCTGCAATTGGTGCGGTTTTCGGTAAGTCTTCAGTAGATAATGCTATTGACAATGTAAAAGATGCGATTTCAGCCGCGACCGCACAAGTTGATCAGGCCAACGTATTTCTGAAGAGTAAATATGATCAAATTGGTAAAACAACCAAGAAAGAAGACGGAACTAAATCTGGGCCGCCAAAGCGCACGCCTTCATACTTAGAAGGGCTAATAGATGACCTGAACAAGCAACTTAAAGTCACCGAAATAGGAACAGAGGCGGCTAAGCAGCTGAAAGAAGAAAGAGATAAACTGCAAAAAGAGTATGACGATGCCACAAAAAAAGATACTGACAAAACTTACTCTGGAGCAAAACTATCGGGCGAACAACGGGATGTACTTAAAGAGGCTGATGCCGCTCGCGACCAGCTACTGGCTGATGAACAACTGAGGTTTGCAAAGGGGGAGATAGATGAAGCCACTCACCTGCAGAACATCCTGAAGATTAACCAGGATGCTATTGATAAAAAGATATCCTTACTGAAAGGTGCTAATGCAGAGGAAAAGAAGGTGATATCAGACCTGAAGCTGGACCGCATCACCCAGGAGAGGGAGACGAATGAGAAGCTGTTTAAGCTCGAAGAGGACCGGCTGAAGAATCACCTGGAGAATGTAAAAAAGAATGCTGAACAGGATGCAAAAGCTGTTGCTGATAATCCTGTTGCTACCGAAACGGAGAAAGCACAGGCTAAACTTGATGCTGATAAAACCATACTATCGGCGCAGGAGGCGTATAATGCTGCAATGGATACCCTGGAGAAGCGGTTCTCTGTTAATTCCAAAAAGAATGCTGAAGAGCGTGCTACGGCAGTAAAGCAGATCAATGCAGACGTGAATAAAGATCTGCTCGTAGCATCTAAGGCAACAATTGCTGATTTGAAAAAGCAAGGGGAAGCAGCTGTTGCAGCATATAAGGCTACCATTGAAAAGCAGAAAGCTGTTGTCGCAAGCAGCAATAAGACCGGAGCGCAGAAGAAGCTATTAACCGACACGCTGAGCAAAGCAGAGAACGTCGGTATTCTTGCCCGGGAAGTAGAATCAATGAACCAGCAGCTTCCAATATACAAGAAGCTGCTGGATGAAAAGAAGATCACGGAACAGGAGTATAATGACTTCCTGACACAATTGTATGAGAAACAACAGGCATTATCTCAGGCTGCAACTGATGCTCAGAAGAAAGATATGCTGAGTCTCTCCGATACAATTAAAGGTGTTATTTCAAAGCTCTTTGGCACAACAGATGAGATGACGTCTGTCATATTCAATGCACTCGCCGGCGCCTTCGATCTCGCTAAGTCCGCAATGAATAACTTCTTTGATGCTGAGCAGAACAGAATCCAACAAAGTAAAGAAGCTGCGCTCGAGCGTCTGGACCTGGAAAAGAAGCGTGTTCTCTCAATCGCGCAGAGTAAGGCTGAGGAGGAGCGGATCGAGAAGCAATATGACCTAAAGAAAAAACAGATAGAGAAGGATGCGGCTAACCGGCTGAAGGCTCTAAAGAAAAAGGAGGCCAGATTATTACTTGTATCTGAATTGGCAGCCATTGCAGCAGCTGCTGCCTCCAACCCGCTGAACGGCGTAACTTTCGGTGCTGCTGGTGTGGCGCAATATGCAGTTCAAGCGGCATTGGCGCTTGGTAGATATGCCATCCGAGTGGGAGAGATCAACAACACCCAGTTCCGGTATGGTGGATCTGCTGATGTTCCTACTAGGGGTGGAAGGTTCGGCGGAAACTCTCATGAACAGGGCGGTACACCTTTTATCTATAAGGGCCGAACCTTTGAGGCGGAGGCGAATGAACTTGCAGTGATCAGGACGAGGAATGCAGCACCAGGCAATTATACTATATCCGGCAATCACACACAGATTGCTTCTGCGCTCAATGAGCTGGGCGGTGGTATACGTTTTGCACCTGGCGCGAAGGTTAGTAGGTTTGAATATGGGGGCGGCCTGGGAGAATCATTGCAGCCGCCAGTGTTCGTTCCTACCATATATAATACAGCCGTTTCTTCATCTGGCGGGCAGGGTGATGCCCTTCTGGTACTGATGGAACAGACTAAGGCCATTCAGGCGATTAATGGCCGTATAGATCGAATAGAGGTAGTGCAGGTTACCGGTACCGTTACCGCAGCGCAACAGAAGCAAGTGAAACAAATCAGCGTAGGTACATTATGAGAATGACCGAATTAGATAAGAAACTACAGGAAATAGCCCTGGCCAACTGGGAACAGTTTGTTCACCTGGTTGGCCAGGATGCTATTCTATCAGCTAAGATCTGTTTGTTACGCCAAAATAAGGCCAGCTATGGCGAGATTGAAAACCGGTTGGGTATTACTACCAACCAGGCCCGGTATGGCTGTCAGAAGTGCGAGGATAAGAAAACTCTGTGAAAATTTCCCATAGAAAAAATCTTTAAGACTATATGATAATCTTTATGATTGCAATTTTGTAATCATGAAGCGACCTGCCCAGATATTCAATTTCCGCATACAGAATGCCTCTTCTGATTCCGTCGACATATTCATCGACGGTGAGATTGTTGATGCCGGTACTCAGGAGTTCTTACGTGAATGGTGGGGAGATGACACAACAGTGTCTTTCAAGTCCTTCCGTGAAGAACTGGGAAAGCATGATGTAGGTACTTATAACATCTACATCAATAGCCCTGGTGGTCAGGTAACTGACGCCATGGCTATGCATGATCATCTTCAGGATCTGAAAGCAAAAGGGAAAAGGATTAACACGTTCGGCCGTGGTATTGTTGCTAGTGCAGCCACTTATATCCTAATGGCCGGCGATGCTCCAGAAATGAGTGCCAACAGCTGGTTCATGATCCACAATGTTTCTGGTATTGCATGGGGCGACGTTAACCAGCTGGAACAGATGGCTGCCACGATGCGGAAGTTTAATAATGCCGTTCGTGACTTCTACGCAAAGGCCACCAGCATGCGTAAAGAAGAAATCAGCAAAATGATGGATGCGGAAACCTGGATGCTGGCCGATGAAGCTAAAAACAAGGGCTTCATTAAGCAGATCTCTGGAGAGGCATCATTCACCAATCTCCTGCAGGAAGAATACTGGAACTATTCCAATAAGGACGTTCTGGCGGCTTACAACTCCGCCGTGAAAACGCCTGCGTCTCCTTCCGCCCTCACCATAGATACCGTACAACAGCTCATCAACAATTCAAACAACGATATGAAAAAGTTTTTCCAGAACATCCTCGACAGCTTGAAGAACCTGAAAACAGAGGATAGCGCCAAGCCGGCTGACATCGTGAACCAGATCACAGAGGCATTGACCAAGCCCTTTGAGGACCTCGGAGCCGAGATCGAGAACAATGTCAATACGGCTGTTAATGCAGCCAAAACAGAGCTTCAGAATGCTCTGAAAAGGGACTATGACGAAAAGATCACAGCCCTGGAAAATAAGGTTACTGAGCTCGAGAAAAAGAACGGTGAGCTGGAAACTGAACTGGCTGACAACAAAGGCAAACAGACCAATTCCGGCAAGCAGGAAGACGGTCCTAAGCCGATCGGCAATTTTAGCAATGCCAAATAAAACAGTACATCATCTGCCAACCTTAAAAACCTTTTATAATGCAAGCAATTGACAATTCCAATCTAATCAACTATTGCAAATCTGGGTGCAATATAACCAGCTTCTTGCCTGCGGTATCATACACATATGATCCTGTGGAAAAAGAGGTAGTTGTGACGGATGGATCTACCTACGCAGCCGGCGATGGCTTGAAGAAAGTGCATGTCAAAGTGCACGACAACTTCGGCAAGGAAGTCCGTGATACCATTACGGTTACCGGTGCACCTGGTGCAAAGACTATCGACGTCTCCACCTTGAACGCCAGTAAAGGTCTGAACATTACTGCCACAATTATCACGAATGTGGACTTCCATGCAGATGGCAGCGCCTTCGTGATTCAGGCAGCCGGCAACCTAGCTAACTGGGACAAAAAGTAAATCATCATCTGCCAACCATTCTAAAACCTGAATAATATGTTTCAAACGTTTTCTATTGACTCGCTCAGCTTCTTCGAGGCAGTAATCCAGCCGGCCTTCGCTGATATTGTGCCGACAGGATTCCCCTTCCAGGGCACGCTGAACGAGTTTACCATAATGGATAATGTGGTATCCAAGCGTCCCATTATCGATATCCGCAGGGTACAGAATATCCTTCAGCGCCGTGATGGGTCCTGTGATATCAACTACAAAAAGGTAGTTGGCGCCACCACCAGACAGATCGCTGTAGAAGAAGTATATGGTGCAACCCAGTTTTGCCGTAACGAATTCTACCAAGGCTGTCTGAAAGACTTCCGTGCAAATGACCCGTTGTTCGGTAATAAGATCCTGCCTTTCTTCCAGGGTGCTGTTAACGTTGATATTGCTTCCAATGCTTATTTTGGCGACGTAGACCGCATATCTCCGGTTAATGCGCAATGGTCCACCAACATCTTTGATGGCATCTTCAAGTGGATTAAAAAGTACATCACCGGTGGTGTTATTCCTGCTGGTCAGACTATCGCTATAGCAGATGGCACTGACTACACAACTAACGCTACAGCTGCGTACAACCTGCTGAACAGTATGTATAACAAGCAACCGGTTTTGATGGATGCTTTTCTTGACAGCCAGAAGGCATTCTATGTCTCTAAAGACATAGCATCCGGCTATGAAGATTACCTGATCAGCACTGGTACTCAGGCACAAGGTTATACGCTGCTTGCCAACGGCATTAAGCAGTTATCCTTCAAGGGCATCCCCGTCCTGGTAGAAAACATATGGAAGCCCATCATTGCGGAAATCAAAGGATCTCTTGGACATGCGGCTATCCTTACCCTGCGGGGCAACTTCGTTTTTGCTACTGACAAAAACTACGGTGAAGGCGAAGACGGAAAGACTGCACTGGAAGTGTGGTATGAGAAAAAGGAAATGCAGTGGTACTACCGCATATTCATGAAAGCCGGTACTCAGATAGGCCTGCCTGAGTTCAACGTGATCGCCCTTTCCAGCTGGTCTTAATCTTATTTCTTAACAACTTTTATTCAACAATTATGCTGTGCGTATTATTACAGGAATATAACAGGGCATGTTCCGGGGTCGCTGGTGGTATCTCCGATATCGCCATATTTGACCCATCCGATTTCAATTTCACCCAAACGACCGCTACCTCACCTTATAGTGCAGTAGCTCTCCGTGCCGGTGCCACTGCGGAGAACGGAGGCAAATTCTTCATCATCAACTTCCAGTACCGGGAGGCTGAATGGACGTGGAAGCAATCGAAGAACGGTTGTGCCTCCAAGTATGAACACGAATTTAAATTCCAGCTTGCTGAAAACAGCAATACCCTAACCAACTTTCTGCAGGCACTTGATGCAGCCAGCTGCTGCTGTGGCATTGGCATAGCTGCCCGACTGAACTCTGGCAAAATCATCATTGCCGGTGAGAAGTATGTTAATGCAAGTTCTATTACCAAGTTCGTTGTAGAGCAGGATGGTTCAGACGGTGGTAGCGGTAAGGAGTTGGATAACCCCAACGTGGGCAATATCCTGCTGAAGGGTAACTACTCTCGTAACCTGCGTGAATACTCAGGTACCTGGGCTTCCATTGAGGCATTGATGTAATCTCCATTCAGTTGTATGGGAAAAAAGAAGAAAAAAATGGTTACGATTAAGAAAGAATATCAGTCCGCTGTTGTCGCATTCGGTAACAGCGGACTTCCGCTTGGACAGCGGGATGACCTGCTGGATCTCGCAATTATTGCCACGAAGAGTGGCGATCCTTCCTTACTTCAGCTCTTCGAGCCTCTTCCATCACTGGAGGAGCTACAGAAGATGAAAGTTCAACCACTCCTTCCCGTGATTGAAGCACTGAAAGAAACTGCATCACCAGGTACAGAAGAATAAAGCAAATGGCTAAGCAGCAAACCACGAGCAAACCGGCAGCAAAGAAATCCACAAAGGTTAGCAATGAGATCCGACTGGATGCCAAGAATCCTATCCCGTTCGATGGCGGACGGGCATTTTCTTTTGTGAATAATACTGAATATCTGCCCTTCCTGGATGGAAAGGACGATTTCGGGCAGCAGCTGCTGGAGTGTAGAATTCTGTCAGCGACACACAACCGGTGCGTAGTTTCAAAGGCCAATTATTGCGCAGGTGACGGTTTTATGGATACAGACGGAAATGAGCTGCCTACAGAGTTGACGGATTGGTTGGCCAGTATGAACATGAAAAATGAGGCAGCTACAGAACTGACCAGACGCATGTTAGAAGACATCTTCACCTGGGGTAATGTTCCGATAGAGATTGTTCGATTCAAGTCTGCTGGCAAGAAGTATGTATATGTTTATGTACACAACTTCCTGGAATGGCGACTTGGAAAGCCTGACGAAGATGATATCGTTCAGTACGCCATTCAATCAAAGCTGTTCCTACGTAATCAGCGCTCACTCACGCCTGATGAGATCAGCCGATCCAAGAAACTTCCTCTGTACAATCCCCGGAAGAATAAAAAAGACAACTGGTACCAGGATGACAAAGGAGTGGAGCGCACTTTAATATGGCTAAAGAATTCAGTATCTGGATTTTCTCAGTATGGTCTTCCTTCAGCTATTGCCAGTATGATTTATCAGCTGCTGGAATACAAGGGCGCCCGTTATAACCTGGACAACTTCGACAACAACATGGTTGTTTCTGCTCTGTTGGCTATCAAGGGTAATATCAGCCAGACAGAGGCAGATCGTATAGGTAAAAAGGCAATACAGACGCACACCGGTGATGGTAAGCGCGGGCGTGTAATGGTGGTTGCCTCGGAGGAAGGTATTGAGGGGTCCGATCTTCATACGTTCGACACGCAGAAGGAAGGATCCTTTAAGGATTCTGATGATAAATGGATGCAAAAGATCATCTTGGCGAATGAGTGGGACGCAGTACTGGCGGGCATCCAATCCGCAAGCACGATGGGTAAGGGCTCCGGATTCCTTACAAAGATCATTGAACATATTAACCGGACGGTAATTCTGCCGGCACAGAAAAAGCTCATGACAACTGTATGGAGCCACATATTCACCATCGCAGGTGAATGGATGGACTGGGATCTTAAGAAGTTCAACCTGGCCATAAAGAGCAATATTGATATCTCAGGCCTTACAGATGTTGATATCACACCTGCGGTTACTGTTGACGAAGTAAGAGAGGCTAAAGGCCTGCCGAGGGATGGAGGAGAGCGTGGTAAGAAATACCTGGGTGAACTGAAGGTTAACCAGCAGCAGAAAAAAGGAGGTGACAATGTACAGGATTAACAGATTAATGCGTGGTGTGTTGATCACTACAGATGAGGTGCTCTTTCATGCACCGACGCAACAGACTATTGATCCCCGGATAATTGAACAATCTATCATTGTTGCTGAAGAACGCATTATCAGACCCGCTCTATCTGATGATCTTTATTATGCCCTGATTGAGCAAAAAAACACGGAGGTTACAGCCGAAAACAAAGCCACGCTGGAACAGCAGATTAATGATAGCCTGCCGGAAGGATCAGAGCCGGTTGTGCTGGCTGTTGGTGAAATAGTCAACGCAATGGAATTCCTGAACGCGGGCAATATGAAGCTATGGAAGCAGCATTTGTGGAAACTGACTGCTGAATGCGTAATGCTGTTAGCTACTCCGGAAGGATTCGTACAGTTCGGGGCGCAGGGCATTATCCATACCCAACCGGCATCCAGTCCAATGAATACTTCAGGCCTGGTCACTCCTGAGCTTCGGTCAGTAAAATGGGTAATGGACAAGAAGATGATGGACCGGATAGACCCGTTGACAGAGGCCATGCACGCATGGTTATGCCGCTATAAGGCCGATTATTCCCTGTACAAAAGAGACTGTGGTTGCGACGCTAAAGGTGTGGCATACAAACGTAAATCTGACATTGTACTGGGACTGTACGATGATATTGATAACCCTCATTCCTGCGGCTGCTATGAAGATTAAAAACATAATCATTGGATGGGGGAAGCGTTTTAGCTTTCTTCCCACTTCTGAGGCAGAGAAAAAGCTGTCTCAATTGAGAATGATGCTATGCAGTGGCTGTCCAGATTCTATTGAATCAACAGCCTTGAAGATCATTAATGGCGAAGGCGTATATGAGCACCGACTGGCGTGCACCAGGTGCAAGTGCCCTTGCCTTGAGAAAAGCATCGTTGTTGAAGAGTATTGTCCAATCGGAAAATGGTAACAATGGAAGGATACTTTGATTATTATAAGCTATATCTCGCCGGACAATATACGCCGGTGGAAATTAACATGCTCACCAACATGGATGCAGAGCCCGACCACTATCCCGTTGAAGTATACGATCTGGATGGGAATGATGTCGGTACCGCAGCTAGTAAAACGGCCTATGTCACTTTGTGGAATGCAATCCCCACTAATTCTGCTATAGGCATATTAAAAGGCGGCCAAGGCCCTTTCTCATTTGTTCTTGAGTTGAAACCCGGACAAACAGTACCTGCGAAAGTAACAGGAGATCCTGTGCATCTCTTTTCAGGTATATTCTCTAACCAATTCGGATCTGAATTCAACTAAACATGGCAACATCAATCGAAATATTCAAAGAGGCGGTAAAAACATCAATAAAAGACAAGGTAGCAGAGGGTTCCATCCTGAATTCTGATATAGCTGCGCGATTCTACGACGCTGCAGATCTTATCCTGTCTGTTGCTGCTGAAGGGGGCGTAGGCCTCGAAGGAGCAGCGACACCTTCTACCAACCCCGGGGCGCCAGAAGGGAAACGTATGTGGATCACTTCAACGCCGGGAACTTATACTAATTTCAGTGGCGTTGAAGTGAATAATGGAGAGCTGGTGTTCCTTATTGACAATGGTACAGCATACACTAAACTCGTTGTACCGGTTGATCCTGTTCCTGTAACAACTGTGCAAGTAGCTGGTGTTGGAAAAAATAAGCTGGATTCAAGCGCCTTCGTTGAAGGGAATGTTAATAGCTCCGGTACTTTGGACGCCGTTCTCCCGCTAACCGGCTGGCAGAGAACTGCACGTGTACCTGTTGTTGCCGGCACCACATATACGTTCAGTGCTGTTGGATTCACTGCCAGCAGTTCTAAATATGTTGTGTTCTACACCGCCAGCAATGTCTACATAAGCCGTGTTACAATCACAACAGCCCCTCCATTCTCGTTCACGGTGCCGGCTACTGCAACAAATATTGTCATTAACCTCAAAGAGCCGGCGAACGCAGCTCCCACAAATGTTCAGCTGGAAATAGGTAATGCTGCGACAGCGTATGAGGCATATATACCACCAGTTAATGCAGCTGACACAATAAAGACCAATCCTTTAGCAGCAAGTTATTTGATAGACTCTCCGGGAAACAGAGCATTTATAACAGCGATGCTCAACAATAATGTTACAACCCAGAATGTATATTCTAAGAATATACTGGATGAGGAGAACATTAAAGTAGGGCTTGTCAGTAGTTCGGGTGTAATTCTAACAACAGCCGGCTGGTTACGCAGCGATAAGACTCCAATAACGGCTGGCAGTGTGTACACCTTTTCTGCGCTCAACTATGTCCCATCAACGGCAAAGGTACTGGCATACTATACAGCAAGTGATGTGTATATCACACGCACGAGTGTAGCCACAGCGCCGCCATTCACGTTTACTCCACCTGCAGGAGCTGCATATTTTATCCTTAACCTCAAAGAGCCAACCGACGCGACTACCCCATCACAAATGCAGGTGGAAAATGAAAACGTAGCCACAAGCTATGTCCCGCACAGAAAAACGGTTATATCCCAGATTCTGGGGTATGATTTGTTGAGTAGTAATTCTTCCTCTGCTCCCACGACGCAGATACAGGCCTTGGTTAATCTGTATCCGCAGATATATGGAAAGCTACAGAACTTCAGGAAGAGGTATGCCGGCCCTCTCAACGCAACTGCAGATGATAGAGTGAAGATCATTATGGAAGGAGACAGCATCTTCGCTCGTGAGATGCACACAACAATTGGTCCAGTGGCACCAGCATCTTACCCTCCTACGTTTGTTACAAACAATTTTGGAGCTAACTTATTCCGTTCTCTCCTCAGCCTGGAACGGCCTGTCTACTCACGCTGGGACAAGGCAGGCACCTTTACAGAGACAGGTACCTGGTCTATAGAAACTACCGGTTGGGACGACGCCGGCACCCGCCCCAACGACACAAGACTTTCCACTACATCAGCCGCGGCGCTATCCTTTGCTGTAGCAGCTGCATACAATAGATTCAACTTCGTAGACAGAACCGATCTGGCAGCATCTACCAGCATAGCTATTGCTGTAACAGGTGGTGCCGGAAAGGTAGAAGTAAAGCTACCTGGTGCAACAGTTTGGGTAGAGGCCAACGGCGCATTATTATCTCAGCTGGAGGTAGCCGGTACTCGGCGAAGTAATAGCGTCTATGCACGTCGGGTGGAGTTCAGAAAGGTCGGGGCTACTATAGGTACTTCCGTCACTATTACGTTAACCAAACCAGCAGATAGCACCAAATTCCTATACTGGGGTCTAGAACTGATTAGCGGCGCTAAGCCTTATATACAGCTGGTTAATATTGCACGTGGTGGTAACACCCTTGCTCAACTGACCAATTACATTCAGAACGATCTCATAGAGCGCAAGCCTAACCTGGTACTCTTCGAGATACCGCTTCTGAACATGGTAGCAGCCAGCCAGCTACCATCCTATAGCGTGAACTGGGTGCAGGACTTCCTATACGGCGACCGTGCAGGAAATACTAACACCTGGAATCTGAAGACGGCCAGTAACAACTGGGTTGACTTCGAAGTGCTGTGCGTACTTCCTCACTTTGCACGGAGTTACTTCAACTCAGACGGTTCAATGATCACTCAATCATCAGGGTACACGATGGCGGAGATATGGAGTGCTGTTAAGTCGTTCTTATACGAAAAAGGAGATATCCCGTTCGTTGATATGTCCGCAGCGTTTGTTCGCGAGGCAGAAAGTGGCTATTTGGGCAACTATTACAACGCGTTCGCCGGCTCTGGTGTTAATGGTAACACGCTATCGAGCGATGGCGTACACCTGAATGATCGCGGTACGGCTGTCTACGCCAAACACTTGTGCCCAATTTTCGACCTCAACTCTATCTAAGTATGAAAGCAATAGTTATATATCTAACACTCGGATGGGCAATGGCGCCAGTAATTTCCTGGATAGAAAAATATGTATTTTCTGATTGGGAGTTTTTAAAGTTCCTTTTTGTTATTGTGTCGGTTGATACTGCGCTGGGACTTTTCAAAGCGATACGGCAACGTCAAGTGAGCAGTAAAGGGTTTGGCATGGTGCTGAGAAAGATTATTATCTATACTTCAGCATTGGTTGCGACTTCCGCCCTCACAAAGTTCACCGTTAGTGGAGCTCCGCAGGTTGCCTTTTCTTTCCTCGGTAATGTAGTATTCTCCGCTATCATGGTACGGGAAGCAATCAGCATCTTCGAAAACATTGCTGAAATAGATCCGGGGGTATTACCAGGTTGGATTTTAAAGTATCTCCAAAAATTCGATTCTCTCACCGGCAAAAAATTAACGGATGAAAATTAACGTATGGACCACTTTGTTCGCCGTTGTGGCTATCTTCTTCGTTTTCCTGCAGGTAAAATCCTATCGACAAGAAACATATTATAAGGGTATCATTGCTGCAAAGGATGATACTGTAAGAACCTGGCAGGACGAAGCCGGCCGGTGGAGAGCTGAGGCAACATCTACCCAGGTTGCAAATAAGGATCTGCAGGAGTTTTTTCACATGGAAGCAGAGCAGATCCGTAAGGACTTCAACTTGAAGTTGAAGAATGTTACTGGCTACTTGCGTGCAAACCTGCAGACTTCTGGTACGGTAACAATAAAGCCGGACAGCGGCACAACTGTCATTGTTCGGAATCCCTCCGGATCAGATACAGCTCACTTCCGGTACCGGGATCACTGGTCTAAATTTGACGCTACTTTACTCAACAACAAGCTAACGCTTGATTATCAGACAAGAGATTCAGTTGCTTTTGCAATGTCTCGAAAACGTCGCAGTCTCTTTGGACCTAAACGCGCCGTCCTGGAGGGCATAAGCTACAATCCTAATAGTACAATTGCGGGTATCACTGGTATCGAAATTAAAGCGCCAAACTATCGCTGGAGCATTGGTCCTTGTGCTGCTTACGGCTGGATGGGGAATCGATGGTCACTATTTACCGGAGTCTCTGTGCAATACTCACTGATTAAATTCTAACAATGACAAAAGAACTGTTCTTTAAACAATACTACCACTCTGCGGTGAAAGCAGAAAGGGAAACAGGAGTACCGGCTTTGGCTGTGCTCGCACAGGCTGCACTGGAATCCGGATGGGGAGAGAAGGCGCCCAACAACATGTTCTTTGGGATAAAGGCAGGGCCTTCCTGGAAGGGAAAGCGACAGTTGATCACTACCAGGGAAGTGCACTCAAAACGTGACATAAAATATCCGGAAATACTTAGCATTATAGCACGTTCGGATGGTAAGTATGATTACAGAGTAAAGGATTGGTTTCGTGCATATGACACTGCTGGTGAATCTTTTGCTGACCATGGTCGGTTCCTGCAGGAGAATCCCAGGTATAAGAAGGCATTTGAAACAACGGATCCTGTAAAGTTTGTTGAAGCAGTAGCTGCTGCTGGATATGCAACAGATCCTGAATACGCGAAGACTTTAAAGAGCATCATTGCCAGCCTTCAAAAGATGGTCCCCGGTAGTTGATGCCGATTCATAACGTGGAATTAAACGATAAAGCCGGGTTTTCACCCGGCTTTCCTATTTGCAAGCATAGAACCAGAGCAAAGCCAAAATAGTCAAACAGGCCATAGCTGTGACTATTTTGACCCGTTTTATCTTCCTTCGTATTCTCCTGGCCTCCACCAGAGCTTTTATCCTCTGAAGTTCCTCTTTCTTCAGCTGCTCTTTTGTTAACACACTATGCAAGTAATCTGACATTGATTGAGCTTCTGGAATAGCGGCTCTGATAAGGTCTAACTTCAATTTCTCAGTCGGAGTTATAGATTCCCTGATCTCAGCTATTATAAGAGCACGAATGTGCTTTATTATTTCGGATGTCGTTAACTCCATTATAGCTGTGTTTTCTTGACAAATGAAATAACATAGTTAATCGCTTCTGAAACGGTGTCCCCGAACTCTCTCATCCGCTCGTTAACTACTGTAACAGCGTCATCAAGATGTTCGTCAGGAACGCCTTTCTGCCTGAGCACCTCTTTGTCGGTAAAGGGACGTTGCTTTTTATAACGCGGAGAAGGCAGGAAGTGCTTTTCTATCAACTTCAGTATAGTCTCTTCGAACCGGGGTACCGGTTCATTTGAGAGGCGTTTGACTCGTTTCGGATTCGAAACATTGTACTCAATTACGCGTTCTTCATATGAAGCCCTCACCAGGTGAGGCTTCAGTGGGACTTTGTTAAGTCTTAGATCAACGGATTGTTTGTCTAATTGGATTTTAAACAGCATATGGATGACATTTTGGTTATTGTAGCTAATTTAGTTAAGTTTTATATAACTAGATTTATAAATCTAGTTATATAGATTTAGAATTATTAATCTAAATGTGTATATGTTCGTTATAGAATGTTGAATAACGAACATATCATCAAACAACAGATTGGCGCCCGCATTAAAAAACTAAGGGAAGACCGTGGCATGTCACAGTCGGATTTGGGCTATGAAGCCAATATTGACCAGAATACAGTTTCCAGGATCGAACTGGGAAAGAATAACTGGCGGTTGGAAACTATGATAGCAATTGCCAATGCCTTGGAGACTAACTTTTTTGAATTGTTCAAACCGGGAAAAGGTCATTAGGCAAACTTATTCTTAGCTACCTTCTTAATAGCCAGCTCTCGCTCGGCATTATTGACATCGTAGATACTGCGGACCATTGTTGTGGTAGTATGTCCATTCTGTTCAGCCGCTTTCTGCTGTGCATCCTGCAACGCCTTCTGAAGTTCACTATTTACAGATTCTGTAGTATTCAAGTGCTTTAGCGGATAAAAGTCCTTCTCAATACCGAGCTTATCTTTAACATGAAATTTCCACCGTCGAGATATCTGTTCCTGCCGAATCGGCCGATTCCGCCACATGGGCATTAGGTCTTCGCAAAATAGATAAAGCCTTTCATCTGGTCCGCCAGCAGAAAGTTCGTCTGCTTCTTTAACTACTTCTTGCCACAGGGGTAACGCATTAACATTAATTGGTCTGTCATCTTCCCGATAAAATTCTCCCTTTTTAATTAGCACCTTAAATATTTGCTTTTCAAGGTCTACATGGCGGCGCTCAACACTGAGTAGTTCTGATTCCCTTGCTCCAGAATGAAAGAATATTTGCATAAACCGCCAAAAGGAATAATAATTCTCCCGCAAGTGTGTATTAACGAGAATGCGTTCCTTCACAGAAAGGACATCTCTTTTTTTCCTTACTGTTTTCCTCTTGCTGATCCCCTCGATAGGGTTGACTTCCATTGCCTCCAGCTCGTTCAATTCTTTAAAGATGATCTGCAGATCTGTTCTATAACGATTAAAGTTGTTTGCAGTCCAATTTTCTTTTTTATTCCGGCCAATTCTATCCAGCAGTAGCCGAATATGCTTTCTTCGGATACTGCCTATCGGCATATCTGAGAGCAATTGATCATTCAATTTAATAGCCTCAGCAGCCCTTTTTACATGGGGCATCTTATTGGCGATATCTTTTTTTGTTTTTTCACTCATGACTTTCATCTCCAGCCCTAGCTTCAAGGCTTGTATAAAGGGGGTGCCCGGGTCGATGAGGGAAAGCGTCGGAGAATCATCCGGTTTTTCACGCTCATTAAGAATAGGGTTATATCCCTGATTCTCAAGCAGGTCACGTTCGAAGGTGATCAGCTCTCTCATCATTTGCTGTCTTCGTTCCCTGTCTTTTTCCTTATTGAGACCACTTTTAATGACTTTACGCTTCCCTTCCGGGTACTTTTCTTTGAATGCTGGGTCAAAAAAACGGTATTCAATCCGCCAGGTGAGTTTCATTGACGCACGGGTAGTATTCCAGTTCTTTGGAAACTTGTTAAACTCTGTGTAGTGGCATCCATTTGTGAGGTGGTTCTTCAT